AATCATTAACCGATGATTAACACCTTTGGTCCTCCTGCCCATCCGGTAGGGCGACCCAAACCCAAACCGCCTAAGAAATAGGTGGTGGGAGTCAGGCACCTCAGAGTCGGACCTGGCTCCTCTTGGCGTTGGCCTCTACGGAGACACCCTTCGCCGTCTAGACGGTGGGATAGACCACAAGAATTTAATCCAAAAAATTTTCCAAACGTTTGGGAGCAAGTACTTTTTAATCTTACTCCTTTCAAATGGCTTACACTAGTCCTTTTAATCATCAGTCGGATGTCAACCCGACTTATTTGACTCAACTGGGTGCTGAGAACTTTGGTTCCGACACCCGTGCCCTGTACCTCAAGCTGTTCTCTGGCGAGATGTTCAAGGGTTTCCAGAACAACACGATCGCTCGTGACCTGGTTATGAAGCGTACTCTGAAGAACGGCAAGTCTCTTCAGTTTATCTTCACCGGTCGCACCAACGCTGAGTTCCACACGCCTGGCAACAGCATCCTTGGCTCTGACCAGGGTGCGCCTCCTGTGGCTGAGAAGACCATCACCTGTGATGACCTTCTGATCTCCAGCGCATTTGTGTATGAATTAGATGAGGTCCTCAGCCACTATGACCTGCGTAGCGAAATCTCTCGTAAGATTGGCTATGCTCTGGCTGAGAAGTATGACCGTCTGATCTTCCGTGCTGTCACCCGTGGCGCACGTAAGGCTAGCCCCGTGTCTGCTACCAACTTCACCGAGCCCGGTGGTACTCAGATTCGCGTGGGCACCAATGCTCAAGCTTCTGACGCCTTCAGCTCTACTGCTCTTGTTAATGCGTTCTATGACGCTGCTGCTGCCCTTGACGAAAAGGGTGTCAGCCAAGACGGTCGTGTGGCTGTGCTGTCTCCTCGTCAGTACTACGCTCTGATCCAGGAAGTGGATACCAATGCTCTGATCAACCGCGACGTTCGTGGTGATGCGCTGCAAAGCGGCAAGGGCATCATGTCCATTGCTGGTATCGAAATCTACAAGTCGATGAACATTCCGTTCTTCGGCAACTACGGTGCAAAGTATGGCGGTACCGCTGGTGCCACCAACCCTGCAACTGCTGATCCCGGCAACCGTGGTGATTTCGTTGGCGTGCAGATGGAGGACGCTCAGTCCACCGATACTGGTATCGTGTCTCCTAACGACTACGGTGCTGGTGGTGCTGACGCTGACAGCGAATTCGCTAACAGCTGCGGTCTGATCTTCCAGCGCGAAGCCGCTGGTTGTGTTGAGGCTATTGGTCCTCAAGTCCAGGTTACCTCTGGCGACGCTTCCATCTTGTATCAAGGTGATGTGATCGTTGGTCGTCTGGCTATGGGCGCTGACTACCTGAACCCTGCAGCTTCTGTTGAGCTGTACGCTGGTACCGGTACTGCACCTGCTGCATTCTGATCTTTACTTCGATCAATACTGGGGGAGCTTCGGCTCCCCTTTTTTTTACTTATTGATAGGTAACTATGCCCTTTCCTACTTATGCTGTGTCCACCGAACTGGATGCTGTAAATCAAATACTTAGCTCAGTGGGACAGGCACCTGTCACCACATTAGATCTACAGAACCCTGAAGTATCTATTGTACTCAACACCCTCCGGGAAATCAACCGACAAGTTCAAGCTGAAGGCTGGGTCTTCAATACTGAACGTCATTACGAATTGACTCCTGATTCTTCAACCAATCAAATCTCTTATCCAGCTAACATGCTGCAGATTGATGTCAATGAAGAACAGCACAAAAATAAATATGATGTTGTCAAGCGTGGTACGAAACTGTATGATCGTCTGAATCATACTTATACTTTTACTGATTCTATCTACGCTGATATAACTTGGTTCTTTGATTTCACTGACATTCCTCCCGCTATCCAAGCTTATATTACTGCACGAGCAGCTCGTATGTGTGCTACCAAGATGGTAGGTGACCGTGAGCTGAATGCTCTGTTGCAAGAACAAGAACTCCAAACCCGAGCAGCTGCTATTGAGTACGATTGTAATCAAGGTGACTACTCTATGTTTGGATTCCGTGATGGTCAAAATTATTACAATAGCTATCAACCTTTCCAAGCATTGATGCGATGAGTACTGTAACCCAAAGGATTCCACATTTTCTATCTGGCATTTCACAGCAACCTGATAACCGTAAGTTCCCTGGACAACTTAAGGATTCGGTAAATGCCTTTCCAGACTACGCTCTTGGTCTTCTCAAGCGCCCAGGTGGTAAATTTGTTTCTAGTCTTTACGGCGCTACTGCTGATGGTAAGTGGTTTTCAATCCTGAGGGATCCACAGGAAAAGTATGTCGCTCAATATGATGACAATCAATTCCGTATTTGGAACCTATTGGATGGCTCTCCCCGAGCTGTTGATATGGGTTCTGATGTTACCCACGCTGGTGCTTGTAACCTTACCAACCTTAAGGCTGACCTTGCTACTTACAACACTGCTGTTGAAACCACTGCTACTCGTTTGACTGAGTTGCACGATGCTCAAGCTGACTACGCTGAAGTTCTTGCAGGACAGAATGCAACAGAAGTAGCACTGTTTGAAGTTCAATATGATTATGATAAGCCTGGTGAAATTGAGCAGACTGTAAAGTCAGGTATTCTAAAGAATGCTAATGATGTCTACATTGTCAAGAACAACGACACTGTTGTAAGCTCTACCACGACTCTGCCTTCTGGCTATGCTTTGGGTACTGAGTTTACTGATGAGTATCCAATCATTGCTGCTCAAGGTTATCGAGTTTACCAGGCTATTCAAACTGTAGCAGCTACCCACGATGCTACCGATCTGAGCAACGCTGAGACCGCAATGAATACGGCTCAGACTAACTATGACAACGCTGTAACTGCAGAAGCTACTGCACTGTCTGATTATCAAGATGAGCTAGATCTTTGTGAAGTTAGCTCCATTGCTAGTGATGGTTACCTAAATGGTGCTACTGCTGATGACCTTGAATTCCTTACTTTGAATGACTACACCTTTGTTCTTAACAAAGCAAGGACTGTAGCAATGGAAACCACAACCACTGCTGACAAACCTAACGAAGCGTTTGTCGTTATTAAAGTGGTGGGTACTGGTCATTACCGTATTTACCTTGACGGCACTCTTCGGGGTGAGCACAATGCTGGTGCAGGTGGTGATGTGGATTCTATCATCAGTGACCTTGTTGGTGATATCAATGGTCAAACATTTGGAGGTACAACCTTTTCTGCTACCGCAGTAGGACCCGGTATTTACATCAGTGCTAATGCAGCATTTACTATTTCTGTGACTGGTGCTCCGTCTGAAGACTCCATGAGTGTCTTCCAAGATGCTGTGCCTACCGTTGCTGACCTGCCTCTGCAGTGTAAAGACGGTTTCAAAGTCCGTATTGTTAACAGCATCGACGTTGATGTTGATGACATGTACGTTAAGTTTGTAACCGATGGTACTGCTACATACGGTCCCGGTGTGTGGGAAGAGTCTAATGCTTGGAACATCACGTACCAGCTAGACGCTAAAACTTTACCTCATCAGATTGTTCGTAACGCTGATGGGTCTTTTACTTACGGTCCTATTACTTATGCTGACCGTGACATTGGCGATCTTGAAACGAACCCTGATCCTAGCTTTGTTGGAGCTAAGATTAACAATGTATTCTTTTACCGTAACCGTTTAGGCTTCCTGTCTAACGAGTCTGTTATCCTCAGTAAAGCTGGTGATTACTTTAACTTCTTTGCTACTACAGCTTTGACGGTTACTGACGATGATCCTATTGATGTTAGTGCGTCGTCTATTAAACCTGTTAATCTACGTTACGTTAACCCAGCTAATGCTGGTCTTGTATTGTTCAGTGATACCCAACAATTCCTGATTGCTGGTAACGAAGACATTCTTTCTCCTGAGACAGTTAAGATTACTGAGCTGTCAAGTTATGAGTGTGATCCTGATGTACAAGCTATTACACTTGGTACTACCTTAGCCTTCATTTCCAAGACGCCTTTGTACAGTCGTCTGTTTGAACTGGCTAATATCAGCGGTACTCAACCACCGTTCATGTACGATCAGACTCAGATTGTACCAGAACTTGTACCTGAAACTATTGATTCGATGATCTCCTCACCGGGATTATCTCTTGTTTCACTGGGTACTGTTGGTAACAAGACTGTGTATCAGTTCCGTTTTGCACAACAAGGTGATCAACGTTCTGTTTCAACGTGGTATAAGTGGGATCTGACTGGTACGTTGCTTGATCAATTCTTTGATGCTAGCTCTTACTACGCTACTGTAGCTAACGGCACAGACGTATATGTCCAATCTTATGATCTTACTCAAGCTAGTGAGGAAGGTTACCTAACGCTGCCTACTGGAGAAAAGACTGATGTTTGTCTCGATCTTTGGAACATTAACCCTTATCGAACCTACAACTCTTCTACTGACCAGACTAGGGTTTATCTACCGTACAATGAAGTCAGTGGTGGTACGTTCTCTGTAGTCCTTCTAGGGCGCTACATAGGCGCTTCTGATGCCCTTACTAGTGCATCGGTAGGCGCAGTACTTTACCCCACCGTAGTGGACGACGCAGGCGGCGATTACGTTGATATTGAAGGCGATTATCGTGGACGTGATCTGATTATTGGTTACATCTACAACATGGAAGTTGATCTTCCTAAATTCTTCCTTACTGAATCTGATGGTAGAACTGCCAAATCGGACTTTACTTCTGACCTTATCATACATCGTATCAAAGTGGCTACTGGTCTTAGTGGTTCTATTAAATATCAAATAGATATTACTGGACGCCCTGAGTGGAGTAACACTATTGAAGCAGTGATGCCGTACGAGTATGAATTGAACAACGTCAACTTGTCAGCTGAAGAGATTCACACTGTACCAATCTACCAGCGTAACGAAAACCTTTCCATTAAAATTATTGGTGATACACCTATGCCTGTGTCACTGCTAAGCTTGAATTGGGAAGGACGATATACAAACGGTTTCTATAGGCGCATGAGCTAATGACTGTATCCACCCGTGGTTTTACCTTTAAACCAGCAACCATTAACGACGTACCTGAACTAACCAGTCAGATGCTGGATAGAGGTTTGTTTGACTTTGAAAGAGTAGGACAACATCCAATCCTGTCTCTTGCTATGTACATCCATGAAGATGACTCCTATCTTTTCTACGGACCTGATGGGAGTCTTTATGGAGCTTATGGGGTCAATGACGACAATGCTTTCTGGGTTCAAATGACAAACAAAGTCAAAGAGAATCCAAGAACAGCCGTAAGGTTTGGTAAAGCGTTAATGGAACATATAAATCGTCCTTATCTATGGACGACTATTGATATTGAAAATACATCACTTATTAACTTTGTGAGGTATTTAGGTTTTAAGGTTCTACGGGTGTTTCCAGATGGACCTGACAATGTTTACTCTATAGAGATTGCACGATTATGCTAGTCGGAGAAGCTATGGCTATAGGCCAACTTGGCCTTGGTCTAACTAAAATGTTTATGGGTGATGCTGCTTCAGAGCAAGCAGCTTACAATGAAGCCTATAAAACTACTTATCAGAACTCAATCAATCAGTTTCGGGTTGAGCAAGAAAACAAAGCAAAGGCTGCTCAGTACGGTGCAAAACTAGATTATGTTAAGCAACAAGTTGAGAACAACTTTCTAGCTGCTCAATCTTCGTGGACTGCTGAGCAAATGCGTCTTAACGAAGTATATGACGCTGCAGCTTACCGTAGTCAATCTATGCAAAAGATGCTGACTCAAGCTATGGGTACTTCTGCTGCTCGTGAAGTGTACGGTAAAAGTGCAAGGCGTGGTGCTCTTGTTTCTACTCTTGGTGCTTATGGACGCACACGTGCTCAACAAGTAGACCAGCTTATCAGTGAGCAAACTGCTGCTCAAATGCGTATGAAGGATACTGAGCGGCAAATGAAAGCACAGAATAAATTGGCTATTGCACAAACTTCTGTCTTGCCTGTTGCAGCTACCTTCGCTCCCACCCCACTACCTGGTCTTGCTCAAGGTAGCTTTGCACAAACTGCGATGCAAGTTGCTGACGTTACTATGGGCGCAGCTAAAACGTTCTTTACAGGGTCGGAATTTAAGACTGTATAAACATGGCTGAATTTCAAGAACAAGATTTGTTTCAGGGTGCTGTGCAAGCCCAAGGGTTTTCGCCACTACAAGCTCCTGACACATCTCAATTCC